GACCCGCCGAAGAGTGCGGGAGGAAGGAGAAAAAGATGGACGAAATGCTGAAGGATCTGAACGGGCCGTGGAGCAATGCGGCCTGCATGGGCTACTGCCTGATCGCAATGCGGCGGGCTCATATATGCCGCGGTCCACAGCTCAGGGTGCTGAGAGAATTGGAGCTGTGTTTTGACGATGTGAGCATCGAAGACGCGGAAAAGGCTGGCTATGCCAATACGGCTGGTTATATCAACACGGAGGGATAAGAAATGAACCGTTACATGATCGTGATCCCGGCGAAGAACCGGAGTTTTCTGCTCAAGTGCGACGAGGGGGACGGCGCGAAGCTGGAGACCCTGCAGAAGCTGGTGAGCGGATATGTGGAGACCGTGCCGTCGGCACTGGACGCCACCTGGGCGCGGGAAGAGGCTGACCGGCTGGTGCTGCTGGTGGACGAGGATGGCCGTCTGAAGTGCAAGGCGGCGAACCAGAAGGCCACGCAGCTTGCCCCGGCGGACGTTACGGCGAACGGCAAGCTGCCCATCGTGGGCGCTGCCGTGCTGATGTTCCAGCGGGGAGACGAGCTGCTGGGGTTTACAAAGCACGTGGCCGACACCATTTGCAGCGAGTGGCTGTGAGGAGGGGATGACCATGCGGAAGGCGAAGGTCTGGGACGCGAGGCAGCTGCCCGCGTATCTGACTGTGGCGCAGTACGGCGAGCTGATGGGTATCTGCCCGAAGACGGTGCGGCGGATGTGCCAGAGGGGGGAGCTGCCCGCCCACAAGGAGGGGCCGAGGCTGTGGCGCATCGACAAGAACGCCGCGCTGGAGCAGCGGCAGGAGACCATGGAGCTCTGCCAGCGGAACGCCAGGAAGGCCCCAAAAAACAAAAAGCCCGCCGGTGCTGGAACACCGACGAGCTTCCGAGTGACAGGTTGAAAGGGCCTATCACCAGAATGATTTTACCACAGCGAGAGGAGAATTGCAATGAAAATGAAGATACAGGCTCTCTACCTGACCGGCGCTGCGCTGCTGATCGGCGCGGCGGGGGTGGGCGACAGCGTCACCTTTGACACCGTGGGCAGCTGGACGGGTGCGGTCATCCTGGCCGTGCTGCTGGCCGCCGGCGGCATCGTCTGCTGGGGCTATGGCCGGGGGCTCGAGATCGAGCGGGCGGAAAAGGCGCAGCTGCGCCGGTACTGCCGGAAGCTGAAGAGCTGCCAGAGAGCGGCAGAAGAGAAGAACGACAGGCATAGTGCGTGAAGGGAGAAAAATGCAGGGAGTACAAAGGGTATGAAGAAAAACAAGATGAGCCTCACGACAGAGCTTGATCTGACGCGGGAGGGGACGGCGGAGATGACGAGGTGGTGCATCCTCATCGCGCTGCACCAGAGCTTCGGCGTTGGCGCGGCGCGGCTGAACAAGATCCTGGCCCGGGCGGAAAAGCTGGGGCAGGAGAGTCTGGATGTGGCCATGGCAGTGAACGACCGCGGGATGCCCTCGACGGACAGGAGCCTTGCGCTGCGGCGCAGCTGGATGCCGGAGGGCGTGGACCCGGACTTCCGGGTGCCGGTGCTGCGCAGCCCCCGCACCCGGCGGGAAGAGCAGCTGCGGATGGCGGGCGATGTGGCGGCCAGCATGGTCTGGACGCTGTGCGCTGAGGCCTGCATCGAGGAGCTGGGCTTCGGAGCCGGGCGGCTGAACCGCCTGAAGGAAGAGGCGCTGGCCAACTACCGGCAGGTAAACGAAGAGGGCCACACGGACGGGCTGGATGTGACGATGGAGCATCTGCGCCGGTGTGCGCAGGCTGCGCTGAAGGAAGATATCATGGTGGAGAATCAGCCGGACGAAGACCGGGTCCGACAGAGCGAACGGGATTACGAGGAGCAGAAGCGGGCTTTTTTGAAGCGGGCCGTGATGCAGGAGCTGGGACGCCGGGCCGGGAAGGGCGGCCTGCGGATCCTGAGCGAAAAGAAGCTGGAAGAAAAGGTTGCAACGGCGACGACCGCGGCCAGTGGCCGAAGCAGGGAGGAGCTGTTGGGGCTGCGGCCAGCAGGATATGAGCGATAGCGAAATAGACGCTGGGAGCCGCAACCCGGGCTCCTATTATGAACAGCTGAAGGAGAGTAGATGGGCAAAGCGAAGCTCTACACCGTAAAGGACTACCTGACCGGGGAAGTCCTCGCAAAAGGCAGGGCCGGAGAGCTGGAGGCCAGCAGCATCGTGCCGAGGGGCTACCACACCAGCGAGTGGGCCAAGCGCGAGAACAACCGGACGATGGGCCGGAAGTACAACATCGGCAGCGAGCTGCTGCATCCGGAGGACAGCCCCCGGCGGGGAGAAAAAGGCCGGACGCTGAACGTCTACACCTGCTACGATGCAGCCGGGAACGTAATGGGCGAGGGTACGTCCCGGGAGCTGTGGGAGGCGGGCGTCTTTGGCGACGACAACGGGGCCTACTACGCCTGCGCCGAAGGGCAAAAGGCCGGAGCTGCCCGTCCTGCGGAAGATAAAAGACCCGACGCCGCTGGACTACGACGTCCACGACCTGATGACCTACAACGCCATCGCCAAAAAAGAGGGCCGACCGGAGCTGACCTACGGCTACTGGGCGGCGGCGGGAAAGCCGGCAAGGCCATAAAAGTACAGACAGGTAAGCCCCCGATGGGAAACCATCGGGGGCGTCTTCGACAAAAAATATAAGGCGAGATGGGTGCTGCCGAGGAGGCTCGGCGGCAGGCATATCGGTTTATATAAAAGTGAACCTCTCAGCGTTCCCGTCGGCCTTTGGCCGCGCGAGAACGCAGCTCCCCTCGGTAGGGGAGCCTTTCTTAAATGAAGCGTCCGGGCGGGCGCTTTGGGGAGCTCGTATACCCGTTATTTCTGTGACGGTGATGACCACGGAAGAGAAAACTACACTACCAGCTCAAGGCAGCAGGAGGGTACAGGATGAAGAAGAGCTATACCCGGGAGAAGAAAACACTCTGCGGAGAGGGGTACATGGAGGTGGACCTCTACCGCATCACACCGGAGGAGCACGCAGCCAAGCGCCGGAAGAAGGGCAGACCCAGCAGTGAACGGCAGAAAAAACGGAACGCCCAGCACGCACACCGGTGGAGGGTACAGAAAGCCAACGCAAACTTTACCGTGCTGGGATTTTATCTGACCCTGACCTACATAGACGCCTTTTTGCCGGAGAGCATGGAACAGGCCCAGCGAGATCTGCGCAACTACATCCGGCGGGTGAAGGCTGCCATCGCAAAGCTGTACGGCCCGGGCGCCGAGCTGCGGGTGATGGGCCTGACCGGCTGCGGGCGAAAGAGCGGGCGGTACCACCATCACCTGCTGATAGAGTGCAAAGGACTGACCATACGGCAGAATGCGGAGTTCCGGCAGCTGCTGGAGGACAAATGGGCCGTGCGCTGGCCGGACGGCAGCGTGGAGAGCCTCGGCACAGCCAACGCCGACCGGTTAAATCTGCAAAACAGGCTGGACGACCTGATCACCTACTTCGAGAAGCACGGACGGATGCGGTGGTATGAGACGAGAAACCTTCAGCTGCCGGTGGAGCACACCCCCAACGACACCCGATGGAGCCGCAAGCAGCTGCGCAAGGGCTGCACCGACTGCAAGGACAACGCCTACTGGTGGGAGCAGAGATACCCGGGCTGGAAGTTTGTGCGGTGCGTCGTGCCGGAGCCGGACGCGCCGGGCGACGAAAAAGAGGGCTGGAACGCAGACGAGCTGCGCTGCTATGTGGTGATGGTAAAGCGGGAGGGTGCGAAAGTTCGCACCTGACAGACAAAGTACCGGTATTTTGCGTTTTAACGCGCGCGGAAGAAAGGCGGCGAGGGATTGACCAGAGAGCAAAAGCGGAGAGTGCGGGCGGAGCTGCGGCTCTGTGGACAGGGGAAAAGCGACTGGGCGGGTGTGATCGCGCTGGCGATGGACTACTACGAGGCCGCAGACCCGGTGTGCAGGCGGCTTTTACAGCTGCGGTATCTGGACGGGATGCCGGAAGAGCGGGTGGTGGCGAAGCTGCACATCGGGCGGACGACCTACTACCACAAGGAGCTGGAGGCGCTGAGCACCGTTGCGGTGTATGCGGCGGCGGCAGGGCTGATGTGAGAGGAAAACCTCTCAGCCTTGCAGTCCGCCTGACGGCGGCGCTGCAAAGCAGCTCCCCTGGCGAGGGGAGCCTTTCTCGAAGGATGGCTGGGGAGACCCGGCTTTTTCGCCGTGCTCAAATGTCTGCAGCGGAGGCGACCGCCGCCAGTGGCGGAAACAGGGAGCCGAGGCTGGGGCAGCGGCCAGCAGGATGCAAGCGGGAGCGCAGCAGACGCTGGGAGCCGCAACCCGTACTCGCCTGCGGCGAGACCTTGCAAAACTACTGCGGGCAAAATGTCCGCAGTAGTTTTGTTTTTCCGGCGGCGGTAGACTGGGAGGGAAGAACTACAGAGGGGAGGCAGAGCGGTGGCCAAGCGGGCATATTGCAAAAACACGGTGAAGGGGACCCGGCGGGGGCGGAAGTACCCACCGAAGGTGCGGGCCGAGGTGCTGATGGCCATGCTGTCGTCCGGCTCCATCTGTGCGGTAGCCCGGCGGTACGGCGTACCGGAGAGCACCATCCGCAGCTGGATGGCCGAGGAAGCCGGCCGGAGCGACGCCTTTGCAAAAGAGCGGCAGGCTGCTGCGCGGGAGATCGCGATCCGGGCCAGCCTCGGGGCGAGGGCGCAGGTGAGCTATTTGCAGAGCCGTGTGGACGAGAGCCAGCGGGCCGCGCAGGTACGGGCCAAGCTCCACCGGAAACTGGACGAGGACACCCGCGCCCGCTGCTTTGCGGTCGGCACACTGCTCAAGAGCGACGCCGAGGAGCTGGCGGACGCCACGGAGACGGGGCTTGTGCTGTACGCTGCCGAGGACAGCTATGACCGGCAGCTGGGAGACGAGGAGCGAAAGCTGCTGGACGCTCAGCTCGAGCGGTACGGTGAGCGCGTGATGAGCGACAAGAACGCCGCCGCGATGGCCACCGTGCTGATGGCCGTGGCCGAAAAGGCTGCGGCAATGGTACCCAGCCAGAGCCAGAGCGAGGGCGATGCCCCACCGCTGGTGGAGATCGGGGCCGAGGGCCGGGAAGAAAAAGGACCGGAGGTGATGGTGGAGTAGCCCTCTCAGTCGGCTGCGCCGACAGCTCCCCCAGAGGGGTGAGCCTTTGGCAGACCGGGGAAGTCTGGGCGGGACAAGAAGAGCTTGGCGGGGCGTGAAGCACCGGGCCTTGCGACAGAGGGGAGGCAGACAGAGTGGAGAAGAAAAGGCGCGGAGGACGACCGGTGATCTGGTCGCCGCAGCCGAGGCAGGCAGCGTTTATGGCGCGCACCGAGGACGAGGCTCTGTATGGGGGCGCTGCCGGAGGCGGGAAGAGCGACGCACTGATCATTGAGGCGCTGCGGCAGGTACACATCCCACACTACCGGGCGCTCATCCTGCGCAAGACCTACCCGCAGCTTTCGGAGCTCATCGACAAGACCATGCGGTACTACAAGCCGGTGTTTCCCAAAGCGAGGTACAACGGCTCGAGCCACTGCTGGACCTTCCCCAGCGGGGCGAAGATCTATTTCGGCAGTCTGAACCACACACAGGACAAGTACAACTATCAGGGCAAAGCCTTCGACTTTATCGGCGTGGACGAGCTGACCCACTTTACCTGGGACGAGTACAGCTATGTCATGAGCCGCAACCGCCCCAGCGGCCCCGGTACCCGGGTGTACATCCGGGCCACGGCCAACCCCGGCGGCGTAGGCCATGGCTGGGTGAAGGCACGGTTTATCAGTCCGGCACCTGCCGGGACGCGGATGGTACAGCTGGTGAAGGTAAAAGCGCCGGAAGGGAAAGAGATCACCCGGCGGCGCACCCGCATCTTTATCCCGTCCACCGTCTTTGACAATCCGGCGCTGCTGGAAAACGACCCGGGCTACATCGGCACACTGGCCTCGCTGCCGGAGGCCGAGAAGCAGGCACTGCTCTACGGAAACTGGGACAGCTTTTCGGGACAGGTGTTCACCGAGTGGCGGAACGACCCGAACCACTATGAAGACCAGCGCTGGACCCACGTCATCGAACCGTTCCCCATCCCGGAGCACTGGAAGATCTGGCGGGGATACGACTTTGGTTTCTCGAAGCCGTTTTCGGTGGGGTGGTATGCAGCGGACGAGCGCGGGCGGCTCTACCGCATCAAGGAGCTTTACGGCTGCACCGGCACACCCAACGAGGGCCTGAGAAAGGACCCGATGGAACAGGCACGGATGATCCGGGAAGCGGAGCAGAACGACCCGCTGCTGAAAGGCCGGGTCATCCTGGGCGTGGCCGACCCGGCCATCTTCGACGAGAGCCGGGGCGAGAGCATCGCGGACATGCAGGAGAAAAGCCCGAACTTTCTGCACTGGATGCCCGGCGACCACACCCGTCTGGCGGGAAAGATGCAGTTCCACTACCGGCTGGCTTTCGGCGAAGACGGAAGGCCGATGCTGCAGGTCTTCAACACCTGCAAGCACTTCATCCGCACCATCCCGAACCTCGTCTATGACGAGAGCAACGTGGAGGACATCGACACCACGCAGGAAGACCACATCTACGACGAGTGCCGGTATGTGCTGATGGAAAACCCCATCAGCGGCGCGAAGCACACCCAGCCGCCGCCCATGCTGGACGACCCGCTGGATATGGACCCGAGGAAGGACAAGACGAGGTTTATGAGGATATGAACGAAATGGAGAGAAAGCTGCTGGAGGCGATGTCCCGGGAAGAACCTCTCAGTCTGCCTGCGGCAGACAGCTCCCCTACCGAGGGGAGCCTTTGGCAGGCCGGACAGGCAAATCTGGACGAGGAAGGTCTGATGGGGCGTCAAATGCCGGGCTCCGCTACAGAGGACGGCGAGAGCTTGGCCGGTGTACTGGATAGTGAACCGGCGATCGGCGAGAAGGAGATCAGCGAGGCGATGGCCGTGCTGGAGAAGTACAAATCGGCCAAGGCCAGCCTCGACAAGCGGATCATCGACAACGAGGAATGGTACAAGCTGGGCCACTGGAAGCAGTACGGCAACCGGGTGATGGAGGGCAAGCGCGCCCCCAGCACGGGGTGGCTGTTCAACTCCATCGCCAACAAACACGCCGACGCCATGGACAACTACCCGGAGCCCAACGTGCTGCCGAGGGCGCAGGACGACGAGGAGACGGCAAAGCTCCTCTCCGACATCCTGCCGGTGGTGCTGGAACAGGCGGACTACGAGAGCGTGTACAGCGACACCTGGTGGCGCAAGCTCAAGCAGGGTACCGGCGTCAAGGGCATCTTCTGGGACCCGGCGCTGCGGGAGGGCCTTGGGGACATCGCCATCCGGAGCATGGATCTGCTGATGCTCTACTGGGAGCCGGGCGTGGAGGACATCCAGGACTCGGCAAACTTCTTCTCGCTGGCGCTGGCCGACAACGACCGTCTGACGGCCCGGTGGCCGCAGCTGGAGGGCAAGGCGGGCAGCAGCGGCATCACCGTGGGGCAGTACGTCAGCGACCGGAACATCGACACCAGCGAAAAGAGCGTGGTGGTGGACTGGTATTACAAGCGGGAGAAGCCCGGCGGTCAGACCGTGGTGCATTACTGCAAGTTCTGCAACGGCGTGGTGCTCTACGCCAGCGAGAACGACCCGGCGATGGCCGAGACGGGCTTCTACGACCACGGAAAATACCCCTTTGTGTTCGACCCGCTCTTTGTGGAAGAGAACAGCCCGGCGGGCTTCGGGTACATCGACGTGATGAAGGACACCCAGGACGCCATCGACCGGATGACGCAGGCCATGGACGAGAACACGCTGGCGGCCGCCAAGAAACGCTACCTTATCTCGGACACGGCAGGCGTGAACGAGGACGAGCTGCTGGACACGGCGAAAGATGTGGTGCATATCACGGGACGGCTGGACGAGCGGGGCTTTATGGAGCTGGATACCGCCCCGCTGCCCTCCAACACCATCGCCTACCAACAGAACCGTGTGGCCGAGCTGAAGGAGATCAGCGGCAACCGGGACGTGAACCAGGGCGGCGCGACCAGCGGCCTGACGGCGGCCTCGGCCATTGCGGCGCTGCAGGAGGCAGGCTCGAAGCTCAGCCGGGACATGCTGAAGAGCTCTTACCGCTCCTTTGCAAAAGAATGCTACTTCATCATCGACCTGATGCGGCAGTTCTACGACGAGAGCCGCGTCTACCGGATCACCGGCCAGCAGGGCGGCACGGAGTACCGGGAGTTCTCGGGACAGATGCTGCGGCCGCAGCCGGTGGAGAGCGTGGGCGGCGTGGAGCTGGGCGCCCATGAGCCGGTGTTCGACATCACGGTGAGCGCGGCCAAAAAGAGCACCTTCAGCCGCCTCTCCCAGAACGAGACGGCGAAGGAGTGCTACCAGCTGGGATTCTTTGCTCCGGCCAACGCCGACGCTGCACTGGCGTGTCTGGACATGATGGACTTCGAGGGCATCGAGAAGGTGCGCCAGCGGGTGGCCCAGAACGGCACTCTGTACCAGCAGCTGCAGCAGGCGATGGCACAGATCCAGCAGATGGCGGCGGTCATCGACCAGCAGAACGGCTCGAACCTGAGCGAACAGGCCGGTGCTGCGGCCGCTGCCATGACCGGCGGAGGCGGCGGCGGAGAGGCCAGCGCAAAGACGGTAACGAACTCTCTGGGCGGACAGGTGGGCGGCGGGACCAACCCGCTGGCCACGAAGGCTGCCGAGAGGGCGATGAACATCAACAACCCGAATAAGTGAGGAGGTTCTACATGATCAAAATCATCTACGAAGCAGACCCGGAGGGCGGGAAGCTGACGATGAGGGCCGAGGGCCACGCGGGATATGCCCCGGCGGGGCAGGACATCGTATGCGCGGCTGTGAGCTGTCTGATGCAGACGCTGGCGTACAGCGCTGCGGAGGACGAACACACCTCGAGCTGCATCTATCAGGGCAAGGACGGCCCGGTGGTGAGCGTAGAGGCGGGCGACAGCGTCCTCATGCGGGACAAGTTTGAGCTTGTGGCCGACGGTCTGGACCTGCTGGCCGGACAGTACCCGGAGAATGTGAACTTCAAGAAAAGATGCAAGTGCAGCCCGGCGGTGGACTTGCAGCTGTTTGCTTCTGATGCAGCGGAGCCTTTCGATTTGCAGCTGTTTGCGGCAACGGCGACGACCGCTGCCTGCGGCAGAAGCAGGGAGGAGCTGTTGGGGCCGCGGCCGGCAGGATGCAAGCAGAGCGCAGCAGACGCCGGGAGCCGCAACCCGGGGGAGCCTTTCGATTTGCAGCTGTTTGCGGAGGGCGGCGACGGTGCGGGTGACGGCAGCGCTGGCGGCGATGGTGCCGCCCCTGCGGCGGCAGAAAAGGCGGCGTCTGCCCCCGTCCAGGGCAAAGGCCGGGAGGCTGCTGCCGCCGAGGTGGATGAGATGCTGAGCCCGGCGGAAGAGCCGGGCGCGGAGGAAGATGCTGCTGAAGGCGAGGAACAGGACGGTGCGGCAGACAAGAGCAGCACCGACCCGGAGGCACACCGGAAGGCCTTCGGCGAACTGATGCGGGGCGAGTACAACCGGGAGTTTGGCGAGATGATCGTGCAGGCCACCCAGAAAGCCTACGACAGCATCCTGAACGAGCAGGGGCCGGTGGGGCGTATCCTGAACGCTCTGGGCCAGAAGTACGGCACTGCTCCCGGCGACTACGAGGCACTGGCTGCGGCCGTGGAGGGCGGCGTGGTGAAGGACGACGCCTACTACGAAGACATGGCCATGAAGAAGGGCATCAGCGTCCAGCTGGCCAAGGAGATGGACGCGCTGGAAAGCGAGAACGCCAAGCACCGCGCCGCCGAGCAGCAGCGGGCGGAGGCCGCAAAGATGGAAGCCATCCAGCAGGAGTGGGACGCCGCTGCGGAGCGCATCCGGGCCGAGGACCCGGGCTTTGACATCAAGATGGCGCTGGCCGACCCGGATTTTGCTCAGATGCTCAAGCTGGGCGTGAAGATGGAGGACGCTTACAAGGCCCGCTACTTTGACGACATCATGGCCCGGCGCACCACCCAGACGGCCAAGACCGTAGAGAAGGGCGTGGAAGCCCGGATCCGCCAGCGGGGCGCACGGCCCAGCGAGAACGGCACCAACCCCGGCGGCGCGGCGGTGCTGAAGACTGACGTCTCCAAGCTGACGCCCCAGCAGTGCGAAGAGCTGGAACGCCGGGCCATGCGGGGACAGATCATCACTTTTTAACCGAAAGGCGCTGCTGACCGGAAGAAAACCTCTCACCGTTCCCGTCGGCCGACGCCGCGCGAGAACGGAGCTCCCCTGACAGGGGAGCCTTTCTTAAAGGAAAATCCGGGAAGCAGAAGTCTCTCAATAAAGCACAAGAGTAAACGAAGGGAGTAAGAAACATGAAGAACCACATGAATCTGCAGCTGTTTGCGCAGCCTGCAAACCACACCGGCGCGACCGGCATGAGCGCCGAAATGAAGACCTACTACGAGAAGCGTCTGCTGGACCAGGCGGAGCCGCTGCTGGTGCATGACCAGTTCGGCGACAAGTACCCCATCCCGGCCAACAACGGCAAGACCATCGAGTTCCGCAAGTACGAGAGCCTGCCCAAGGCCACCGAGCCTCTGACCGAGGGCGTGACCCCCAACGCTCAGGCCCTGACCGTCACCCCTATGACCGCCACCGTGAAGCAGTACGGCGGCTGGGCAGCCATCACCGACGTGCTGCAGCTGACCGCCATCGACAACAACATCACCCAGGCCACCAAGGTACTGGCATCTCAGGCAGGCCGTACGCTGGACACCGTGACCCGCGAGGTGCTGGCGGGCGGCACCAACGTCATCTACGCGCCGGCGGGCGACACTGCCGTGACCAGCCGCGCCAATCTGACCACCGCCAGCGTGCTGACGCCGGATCTTATCGACCAGGCGGCCACCGCCCTGAAGGCCCAGAACGCCGACGCCATCGGCGAGAGCTACGTGGCCATCGTCCACCCCTATGTGGCCTATGACCTGCGCCGCAACCCGGAGTGGATCGATGTCCACAAGTACTCTACCCCCGAGAACATCTACAACGGCGAGATCGGCAAGCTGGCCGGTGTGCGCTTCATCGAGACCAGCGAGGCGAAGATCTGGACCGGCACCGGCTGCCCCACCAGTCTGGCCGTGTTCGGCACTCTGGTGCTGGCGGCTCACGCCTACGCCGTGACCGAGGTGGAGGGCGGCGGCCTGCAGCACATCGTCAAGCAGCTGGGCGAGGGCGAAGACCCGCTGAACCAGCGCGCGTCCGTGGGCTGGAAGGCCATCAAGACCGCAGAGCGGCTGTGTGAGCAGTACATGGTGCGCATCGAGAGCGTCAGCCCGAAGTACAGCGCGAAGGCGAAGGCGAACTAACACACCTCTGATGGCTCTCCCTTTGGGAGAGCTGGACACGAAGTGGCCTGAGAGGGCAAGGATGCTGACAGATAGGCATGGACGCGGCGGATAGTATGGCTCTGACAAAGAGCCTGCTTATCGACGCATGATAGCGCTATCGCAACGGGCTTGCCCTCTCCGTCACCTACGGTGACACCTCTCCCAAAGGGAGAGGCTATAGCGCAAAAGGAATAGCCCTGCGACAGAGGGCAGAAAGAAGGATACTATGGCGACTAAGAAAGAGACTGCTGCGGCCCAGGCCGTGGAAAACGCGGTGGAGACTGTGGAGAAGACCGAGGCGATGGCCGAAGCAAAGGCCGAAGCAAAGGCCGAAGCAAAGGCCGAAGCAAAGGACGACGGCATGGTGACCATCCACCTGTTTAAGGACGACGACCGCTACGCGGCGCCGGTGTTCGTGGGCGTCAACGGCGACAGCTACCTCATCCAGCGCGGCATCGACGTGAAGGTGCCGAAGGCTGTGGCCGAGGTGCTGGAGCACAGCATCAAGCAGGACGCCGAGGCGGCCCGGAAGAGTCAGGCCATGCAGGCGGCGGCCGGTACGCAGATGATGACCATTTGATATTTCCCCCGGTACAGCTTGCAGGCGCTTGCTGCGCCGGGGGATTTTGTTTTGGAGGTTTTATGACAGCAGGCGAAGCGATACGGATGGCCGACGAGCTGAGGCCGAACAACAGCTTTTCGGACGAGATGAAGCAGCTGTGGCTGCGGCAGGCCGACAGCGGCTTGCGGCGGAACGTGGTGGAGCGCAGCGACACCGGCAGCGACTTTGAGGGCCGCGGCGCGGACATTTTGTGGGAGGAGGGGTTGGAATACGACACGCCGCTGCTGGCAGACGGCGCGGCGGAAGCGCTCTACCCCAACTGGCTGGCGGCGCAGATGGACCTCGCCCTCGGCGAGACAGCCCGGGCGGCGAACGAATTGCAGCTCTACACGAGCTATGTGCAGGAGTTTGCGGCGTGGGTGAGGCGAAATTATATGCCGGTAGGCGGCGGGAGGCTGATGACGTGAATGAAAGAGCGCTGGAACGGGGAAGAACCTCTCCGTCACGCCTGACGGCGTGCCACCTCCCCTATCGAGGGGAGGCCTTGGCAGGCCGGGCAACTTTGAACTGGATACCTGAAGTCTGATGTGTCATAAAATGGAGTGCCCTGCGACAGAGGGCAGAAGGATAGTAACATGAACTTAAATCAGATAACCAGCCAGCGGCAGCTGCTGCGGGTGTTCGGCGGGCTGAACGAGGGGTATGCCTGCAGCGAGGCAGAGCTGAGCAAGGAGAAAAACTTTTCTTCGCGGGGATACCCGGCCCTCGAGACCCGCAAGCCCCGGCGGAAGGTGCGGGACGCAGCCGGAATGAACGGGATGTACCACCTGAACGGCCTTTTGACCGTGGAAGGCACGACCCTGCGGTATGCCCCGGACGACGGCAGCGACACCGTGGAGCTGAAGGACGCCCTGACGGACAGCGAGAAGAAGATGGTGGGCATGGGGACCAAGGTGCTCATCTGGCCGGATAAGATGTCCTTTGACGCCGCAGCGGGGACGCTGAGTGCGCTGGGGTCCGGCTGGCAGCAGGGAGGCAAAAGCTTGACTGTGACCCCCTGCGACGCTGCGGGCGTGGTGTACACGCCGAACAAATTCGGCGCGACCGAGCCGGAAAACCCCGAGAACGGCGACGTCTGGCTCAAGCAGGCCGAGGATGCCCCGTGGAGCTACCGCGACGCCCTGAAGCTCTACAGCACGGCGGGCGGGTGGCAGAACATCCTGCTGAACTACTGCCGTGTGACCTGCGAGGGACTGGGCAAAGCGTTCAAGGCTGGGGACACTGTGACCCTGACGGGCATCCCCAGCGTGGTGAAGAACGCTTATTCTGCCGATTTCGGCGGGGATGTGGCGGTGGACGACGTGGCCGGGGACTCCGTGATCCTCTCCATTGCGCCGGACATCGAGAGCGTTTTGTACTACGGCACCTGTGCGGTGACGGGCCAGAGCGTGGTGTGGACGGCCATGGACGGCAAGACCACCCAGACCTTCGACGGGCCTTTCCCAGACGTGACGGCCCAGCGGCGGGTGCCGGATCTGGACTGGCTGACGGAGCACAACAACCGGGTGTGGGGCTGCTCGAGCACCGAAAATGTCATCTATGCCTGCAAGCTGGGCGACGCCACCAACTGGTTCTCCTATCGCGGCACGGCGGCGGACAGCTACGCCGTGACCGTGGGCAGCGACGGGGCCTTTACCGGCGCGGCTACCTGCATGGGATACGTGCTTTTCTTCAAGGAGAACGGCCTGCACAAGCTGTACGGCACCAAGCCCAGCGACTACCAGATGAGCAGCATCCAGTGCTCGGGCGTGGCCAAGGGCGCCCACCAGAGCCTCTGCGTCATCAACGAGACACTGTACTACCTCTCGATGGACGGGGTCATGGCGTGGGACGGCAGCCTGCCCACCAAGGTGTCGGCCTCACTGGACGAAGAGAGCCTCAGCCATGTGACGAGAGCAGCTGCCGGCGGGCTGGTGGGGCGGTACTACCTGCACACCGAGAGCCCCGGCGGGCAGAGGCTGCTGGTGTACGACACCGAGAAAGGACTCTGGCACGAGGAGGACGCCACCGGCTGGGCCATGTGCAGCACCGGGCGGCAGCTCTACCTCTGGGACAAAGAGGCCATCTGGGCCGCAGACGGGAGCCGGGAAGCCGGCGGCGAAGAGGACACGGTGGAATACGAGGCCGTGACCGGCGACATCGGACTCGGAGACCCGGACGACAAGTATTGCAGCCGGGTGACGGTGCGGCTGGACGCCATGGAGCGGACCGTGGTGACGCTGTGGGCCAGCTTCGACGGCGGCGAGTGGCAGGAGATGGGCCGGGTGGACACCCGGGACAGGCGGGTGCAGGTGAACCTGCCCTTTGTCCCGACCCGGCACGACACCATGCGGCTGCGTCTGACAGGAAAAGGACAGATCGCGGTGCGGAGCATCGCCATGACGCTGAGCAGCAGCGAGGGCGGAAGAGTGAGCGGAGGTGTGCCGAAACGCTGAAAGCGTAGGGCTATGTTCTCTTTTGGTGTCAAAAGAGAACCAGAAAACCACCAGCGATTTCGACGCGCTGGATCCACGAGAAAGGGGCTGCTCGCCCCTTTCAGACCCCAAAGAGGAAGTCGAAGCGGAAAAATGCTAGCCGCTTCGCTAAACGCATTTTTCTCGTTTCTCCGATTTGAATAGAAACGAGAAACCGGAAGGAGGAGCTGAATGGCAAGCATTGTAGGACTTTCGAAGATCTCCATGCCGAGGCTGGATGGGCTGGATACGGCCAGCGCCCGGGAGCTGAGGAATTATCTGTACCAGATGCAGGAGCAGCTGGAATACATTTTGAGCAACATTGACACGGAGAACCTTGCGGGGGATCTGCAGGAGAAGCTGAAATAAGGCGGGAGAGGGCCTTTAGAAACGGCAGCAGCCGGGAAGAAAACCTCTCAGCTTTGCAGTCCGCCTGACGGCGGCGCTGCAAAGCAGCTCCCCTAGCGAGGGGAGCCTTTCTTAAAGGAAGGAGTGTAATTATGAGCAGAGTGAGCGATGCGAGAGCGCAGCTGGATGCGTGGGAGGCGAAGAGGCCGGGCGACTACACCAGCCAGTACAAGGACAAGATCGACGGCGTGATGGGCAAGCTGGACGGGATGAAGGATTTCAGCTACGACCCCACCCGGGACGCGGCCTACGAGCAGTACAAGAACAGCTACACCCGGCAGGCGAAGCTGGCCAACGAGAACGCCCAGGCCAACGCCAGCGCCATCTCGGGCGGGTACGGCTCGAGCTATGGCACTCAGGCGGGCCAGAGCGCCTATCAGAACGCCATGGCGGGACTGAGCAGCGCCACCAACAGTCTGTACAGCCAGGCGCTGAACCAGTACACCCAGAAAAAGAGCGACCTGCAGAACCAGCTGAGCGGATACCAGCAGGCCGAGGCGCAGGACTACGAGAAGTACCAGACCAACTACCAGAACTGGGAGAACCAGCGCAACTACTACCAGAACGCATACAATCAGGCGGCCAGCGAGGCACAGGCAAAGAAGAGCCGGGGAAGCGGGCTTCTGAACACGATCCTGAGCGTAGGCGCAAGCCTGCTGCCGTTTCTGCTGTGAAAATAAAGCGCCCAGCCCGGAAGAGGCTGAGCGGCGGAAGAAAACCTCTCACCGTTTCTGTCCGCCTGCGGCGGAGCAAAAACGGAGCTCCCCTATCGAGGGGAGCCTTTCTTAAAGGAAGTCTTATGCAAGATGGAGCTTTTCCTTCAAGGCGTCCTGAAGAACGCCGGAGAAGTTGATGTGTGCGGCCTCGGCTGCATCATTGAGCCAAGCGGGGACGGAGAGGGTCTTTTTAACAGGGCGGAACTGCTTTTGGTAAGCAGCCATATCAAAGGGGACCATGACCACAAAGTCTCCGGCCTCCACCGGAAGAGAGGAAGGAACGGAAGGAGTGGGGCAGACAGCGCACTCTTCCAGCATCAGGCCGATGGCATCCTGTGCCATCCGCACAGCCTCATCCATCGTATCGCCCTGCGTAAAGCAGCCCTCAATATCGGGGACGGTGACAGAGTAACCTGTGGCCTCGGGGTGGAACACGGCGGGATAGAAAACAGCGTTCATAGAAATGCCTCCTTATTTCTTCAGCCCGGCCAGTTTGAGGATATTTTTCTCTGTGCCGGGTTTGAGGTCTTTGGCGTGGAAAGGGACGATAGTGGTCTTGCCGGTGGTGGGATTGTGGTATTTGCGATGAGAACCGTTGGAGCTGACGAACACGAAACCGTTCTGTTCGAGCAGGCGAACGATCTCTTTGGGGGTCATTGGCATGAAGATGCACCTCCGAATCTGTAATTATAATATATACGTATTTTACGTATTTGTCAAGAGAGGAGTTAAAGATGGGCGTATTCAAGAGATACAAGAACGCGCAGGCGGCGCAGAAGGACGCGGAGAACGCGATGCCGGGGGCGTACCAGAGCAACTACACCGACCGGATCAACGAGGCGCTGGACAGCATGGGCGCGGCCAGCAATGCGGGCTATGACGTAGGCACGGACAGCGAACTCTACCGGCAGTACCGCGCGGGCGCGCAGGCGAATGCCAGGGCGGCGGCCGAGAACGCCGCTGCGGGCGCTGCCGCGCTGAGCGGCGGGTACGGCTCGAGCTACGCAAACAGCGTGGCCCAGCAGGGCTACCAGCAGGCCATGGCGAACGTGGACAGCGGGCTGGCCGGGCTGCGGGACAAGGCCCTGACCATGTACCAGCTGAAGCAGAACGGCCTCTCGGGGCTGCTGAGCGCGCTGCAGAATCAGGACAGCCTTGAGGCGGCGGAGCATCAGGGAGCCGTGGCCAACGCGCAGGACTGGCGGGACTACAAGAAGAGCCGGGCAGACCAGGCGGCGCAGGAGAAGAGCGATTTTCTCTCGAACCTGTGGGAGATGGCGAAGAGTGTGGGCAGAGCCGGTCTGACGGCCTACGACACCTACAAGGGATACACCCAGCAGCAGTGGGAGAACGAGTTTGCCCGGGAACAGTGGGAGTACAACAAAGAGCGCACCGGCCAGAGCGATGCACTGAATGCCTACGAGCAGGCGTTCAACCTGTACCAGCAGGGAGCGGGCGATGCCGCGAACGCCGTGCTGGGCCGGTATGGTCTGGATACCGGAATCTTCGACAATTACAGCGGCGCACCCATCACCCGCGCAGACAAGGCGGGTGCGCTCACGACCGCAGCCGGGCTGGCAGGCGGCGGCAGCGACGAGGCTGCACGGGCGGTGCTGGAACTGTACGGCCTGGATCCGAACTCTGTGGGGAATTACAGGACGATCGCAGGACGGCAGCTTGCAACGGCGCTGGCGAAAAAGAGCGCAGGCAGCTCGGGCGGGTCTTCGGGCAGCAGGAGCAGCGGCGGCACGGAAGGCAGCGGAGACAGCTGGACGAACAGCCAGCTGCAAAGTATAGCAAAGACATTTTCCTCTATGAAGGGAAATGAGCCGCTGTACGATTTTTACAAGCGGACGCTGACGGATGCGGGCTGGATAAAGGACGACACCCCGAACCTGTTGGAGACGGACCGAGGTCTGACGGGGCAGAGCTGGAAAGGAGACCCGGCAAACAAGTGGGGTACTGGGACAAGTAACAGACAGAGCCAGAGCACCGGAAGAACGGCAAGCCAGTCGAGTGTCCCGCAGCGGGCGCAGGTGGCGGCGAACGCCATCAAGGGCCAGAGGAACCACGGCTCGGATGACCAGACTATTTTTGACAGCCTGAAGTATCAGGGATACACGGACGACGAGATCTGGAAAGCCTTTGAACTGGCAGGGTAACAGAAAAGCCTCCTGCACGACCGTGTGCAGGAGGCTTTGGGATAAAGTCAGGCGAGGTGGAGCTGGTGCTTGAGCGCGTCCTGAAGGACCTGACTGAAGTTTACATTGCGTTCAAGGGCGGCGGCATTGAGCCACGCCGGGAGAGTGACGGTGCGGTTTACCGAACGATTGACGCTGGCGAGCCGGACGGACGGCATATAGGCATCGACCAGCACGACCCGCTCGTTTTCTTTAGGCTGGATAGCGGACAGGGCCGAGGGGGCGGGGATAGGCTCGCCGTCCTCTTCCAGCCCGCACATCACGCAGCCAAGCAGCTCGCGGGCGGAAAGCAGGGCGTCGTCCTCGGACGTACCGCTGGTGGCGACACCGAGGTCGGGAAAATCGACAGCGATCTCCTGCCCGTCCTCGTAGATAAACACGGCAGGATAGAAGTAACGGTCGGGAAGATTCTTTTTCATCAGAAAAGCCTCCTATCATTCAGCGGAATTTAAGGCCGGACTGCTGCTCAATGCGGTTAAGCGTAGCCCGGGGAATATCTTTATCGGGGTCTTTTACGGTGACGCGACCGGGCTTGGCGGGGTGTTTATACTGGTGGTGGCTGCCCACGCAGTTGACCTCATACCAGCCGTCGGCCTTGAGCGCCTTTATGACCTCGCGGGACGAATAACTTTTCACGACATCATCTCCTCAATAACAGAATAACAAATACAATACTATTTGTCAAGACAAAAAGAAGGGAAGAAGACGGAATGGCAGTAACCAAACAGCAGCTCGCACAATGGAGCAGGGAATTTTCCGCAAAGAACCCGGACAAGGTGAGTGGGGCGGGCAGCACTGCGCAGAACATCACCACAAAGAAGAGCAGCGTCACCAAGGAGCAGTTGAGCCAGTGGAGCCGGGAGTTTGACAAAAAGGAAGCACAACGTCAGGCAGAACAGGAGCAGAACACCCGGGACAAAGCCTTGCAGCAGTACACCGAGCGGCACATAAGCGACATGGGGGAGGTGGATGCGAGGAATGAACCCTCTCAGGCAGCTTCGCCCACAGCCACGGAAAACATCAGCGGGCGGAAAGAAAACCTCTCACCGTTCCCGTCGGCTGACGCCGCGCGAGAACGGAGCTCCCCTATCAGGGGAGCCCTTCTTAAAGGAAACCCCACCGAAAGGGCGCTGGACATGGGGCAGAAGTGGGGCGTTCCGGCGAAGAGCGGGAACGTGCTGGAGAACGTGGGCAGCGGGGCCATGGCCTACGGCAGCGGCCGGGCGCAGGAGCTGAGAGCCAGCTTTGCCAAGGACAGCGTACCGGACGAGTTCGACCGGATCAACCAGTGGATGGACACCGGGGACAACAAGAATCTGGCCGACGCGGTGCGGCGGGTGGACAACACCCACGGCGCGTACACGGACGCCGACCTGATCCGGAAGGGCGGCTGGACACAGGCGCAGATCGACGAGGCCCGGAAGATGAACGCTGCGCTGGACGCCATCCCCGCATGGAAGCGGTATGCGCGCCGGGCGGCGAACACCATCGGCGGCATCGGAGACACGGTGGCTGCTGCCCCGCTGCTGGGCGCGGAGTACGGCGTACAGGCGGGAAAGAACATCGACGCCACCCTGAAGAACTGGAAACAGGTGGAGCAGGAGGTAAAGGGCGACGAACACGCCCAGAGCCTTTTTAACCTTTTGACCGATGTGGACATGGACTATAACCCCACCTGGCCGGAGAGCCGGAACCGGGAGCTGATCTCGATGGGGTACAACTCCAAGGAGATCCGGGAGATGCGCCAGCGGCTGGCGGGGCTGGAAGTGAGCGACGGCATCGACAAGAACCAGAGCGTGGGCTACCAGCTCTACGACCGCGGGCAGCAGCTGACGGCTGCGGCCCAGAGCGGCCTGAGCCCGGCCCAGAGGGCCGTGGCGGGGGCTGTGACCAGCGCCGCGGAGAATCTGGCCATTGCAGCAGGCGGCGATGGCGTTGCGTGGATCCTGCCTATGCTGAGCGCCCAAGGCGCGGCGGAGGCCATGGGCCAGAGCGCGGAGAAGGGCGAGAGCGCCGGTAAGGCATTGGGCGGCGGCCTCGCCAAGTTTGGCGCGGGATGGGCCATCAACTCGGTGGGCGCAGCAGACCTTGCAAAGACCATGGGCTCGGACTACGCGAAGGACACACTGGCAGGGCAGATCGCGGACTGGGTGCAGGGGCTGGCGGGCAGCTCGGAGCTGGCGAAGCGCTACCCGGCGGTGGCTGCGGCCATCTCGGGCGGCATCGACAACTCGATGCAGGCCTTCGCGGAGACCTATGCGGACATGGCCATCGACGCTGCGCTGGGGGACAGCGAGGCGGCGAAGAACCTGTTTACCAAAGACACCTTCCTCACCGCGCTGGAAAGCGGACTCTCCGGCGGCGCGTCCGGCGCGCTGGGCGGCGCTGTGGGCTCAGGGCTGCACGGTATGAGCGAAGCGCTGGACAGGGCAACAGCGACGACCGCCGCCAGTGGCGGAAACAGGGAGGAGCTGTTGGGGCCGCGGCCGGCAGGATATGAGGCCCGCCCAAGGGCCGAAATAGACGCCGGGAGCCGCAACCCGGGCTCCTTTAATGAGGCTGCGGATAGTTCTGCTGATAGAGCGCTGGCAGGGAATGAGCCCTCTCAGTCGGCTTCGCCGACAGCTCCCCCGGAGGGGCGAGCCACTGGCGTGCCGGGCAGCTCTCAGCTGGACGCCGGAAGTGCTGCGGGGCGTGAGATGGCGGGCCTTGCGACAGAGGCAAGCGGCATTGTGAACGAGACAGCTGTGAACGATGACCCGGCGGTACATACGGCGGCCCAGAACGCCGGCATTGAGGAGTACAAGAACAGCGTTGACCCGGGGCTGGCGGAGTATGTTGACCGGGTGCGGGCAGGCGAGAAGCTGGAACCGTATGTGGTGGCCGAGACGGGCGACCGGATGCGCAGCGCCATGATGGAGCTGACGGGCCTCGAGAAGGTGGGCGACCGCACCCTGATGGACTCGAACGCCGTGCAGCACATCACCAACCGGCACGCAGGCGGAGACAGCAGCGCCGACGGCACCATGAAGGAGAGCGCCGACGTGGCCCGGGCGGCGTATGTGCTGAACAATTTTGACAATGCGTATCTGAGCAAAAATAAAGCGGATGGTTACTTTAACAGCAAAGGGAAACGTGCAAGTATCGTTATCTTTGAGAAAAAAATAGACGGCAGCCACGTTGTCGTGGAAGCCGTCTGTGATACGAAGAAAAATACGAACTATATTGTTACCGAATATCTTTCGAAAAACGGTGTAGACGAAAAAGAAGTGGCAAAAGGCTTACGATCCCCCATGAGTGCCGCGTCCGACCCCGGGGTGTACGTCCGAAACGTAGTCGCAGACCCTTCTGCCACAGCAGAGGAGTTGCAGTCCTCTATGGATGCCGCGTCCGACCCCAGAGATACGCCCGAGACGTTAGCTGATCTGCCCTCTGCCAAGACCAATATAGCACCAGAGGGCGGGGATGTCAATGGCAGGAGCTACGCGGAGGAAACGCTGACGGCGGACGAGAGTGCGCTGGACTCGAGCGGCTGGGCGAGTGTGGAGCAGAAAGCGGCGGCGGCGCAGCTGGCCCGGGCGGGCAGGGTGAGCACACAGGGTGTGCAGACCATGGTGGACAACATGCCCGGCGGCATCGGTGCGCAGGTGTACACGCAGGCGGCGAAGGCGCTGTACCGTGCAGGCGTGTACAACGTGGAGAGCTTTGAAAAGGCGCTGAACGCCACCGGCCCGGAAGGAACGATAGGCGGCGCGGTGCGGCAGGTGCTGGCGCTGGGCAGGCAGGGCGAGAACGCCCTGAAGCTGGCCTATTTACAGGGCAGGGGCGAGGCCGAAGTCTACAGCGCCCGGAAGGCCGGGGAGCTGGGCAGCGGAAAGGGCGCGGTGCGACCGGACGCCGGGACGGTATACCGGGGCGACAAGGCCGTGAGCGGGGACAAGAGCGCAGACGAGGCCTTTTTGAAGCTGACGGCCCAGAGCACCGGCACGGCCATCCACCGGATGATGCAGGGGCTGGAGAACAACGCCAAGGGCTACATCAAGACCGCTGCGGGCGAGATGTTCTTTGCCGGAGACGCGGGGAGCGAGACGGTGATGCACGAGACGTTCCACGCCCTGAACCAGTGGAGCGCCGAGACGGGGCAGGCCGTGATGGACCGGCTGCTGAACTATCTTGTGCAGCAGAGCGGCGCAGAGAGCACCGAGAAGCTCATCCAGAGCTACCTCGACAAGTACGCCGAGGCCGGGCAGCAGCTGACCTACAACCAGGCTCTCGAGGAGATCACCGCCGATGCGATGGAGACGGTGTTCGGCACGGCGGAGAGTTTCCGGGACTTTGTGCGCCAGCAGGCAGCCGAGGCACGGATGAACGTCGAGGCCCGGGGCATCATCGGGAAGGTGATGGACAAGATCCAGAGCCTGCTGGAGAGTGTGCTGGCAGACGTGGAGCACTTCCTCAAAAAAGAGCCCACCAACGCCGCCGCCAAGGCTGCGAAGAGCCTGACGGAGGAGCAGCTGCGGGATCTGCGTGCGCTGTATTTTGAGCATCAGATGACAGCGGGCGAAAAGTACCGGGAAGCCATCCACGACGCAAAGCAGGGCAGCAAAAACGCCGCAGCCTCTGAAACGAAGGATGCGGCGGTAAAATACTCCATCGATGTCGGCTTTGAGAAAGCCATCGATGAGCTGGACGAAGACTCGACCAAGCGATATGCTATCCGGGTGGGCAGCACTTCAGAAGTGCTGAAGAGCATCGGTGTGAAAGACAAGGATATTTTCTGGCAGGCTGGAAAGCTGCGGAAAATACTGAACAAGCACAGTATCGCAAACCACAATGCGGCGACTGGAGAAGGCTCCATTATGACCAAAGAAATTCTGAAACAGGTTCCGCAGGTCTTAGAACATCCCATCATTGTACTGCACTCGGATACGAGCCGGAATGCGGACTATGCCAGCCGGATATTTATGTACGGCGATGTGAAGGACGCGGCCGGAAAGCCGGTGAATGTGTCGCTGGAGCTGCTTCCGACGGACAGAAATGGTCTGGTGGTAGATAATATCGCGGTGCTGAGCGCATACGGCCACGAAAGCTACAGAGCCGGAAAGGTGGTACAGGGCGAGATACTTTATGTTGACCCGGACACAAAAAGAACCGCCGCTTGGCTGAGGGGTAATAGGCTACGATTGCCGTTCTCCCTCGCAAGCGGTGGCTCTAAGGCTACTTTACACTATGCCGACGGAAATGTCAAGGCTGTGACTGCCGAGCTGTTGCCGGGACGACCGCTGTACTACCTGAAGGCCGTGACGGAGACCGAGGCCCAGAAGCTCTACCCGGAAAAAGCAGCCGTGAAATACCAGCTGGAGGTGGACGCAGACAGCAGGGACGCCGCAAACAGCGGCGGCCTCGGGGACGTGGACGCCCAGATGGAGACGATCCGGAAGGCCGTGGAGGCAGGCGGGAACAAACGGGTGTCGGAAGAGGGCCTGCGAAGCATTGCACAGGCTGTGCGGGCCGACCACGGCAGCAAGGTGAGTGCCAAGTGGCTGACGGAGCGGCTGGGTGCGCTGAGCGACTACCTGAGCCAGGGCAAGGGGGTGGACTGGGCCGACGCCAACGCCTTTGTGATGGACATGGCCGAGCAGATCATGCAGAAGAGCGCAAAGCGGAACGATGAGCTGTGGAAGGCATACCCGGAACTGCACAAGATGAGTATGCAGCTCGAGAAAGGCTCGGCGGCCTGCGGCGAGATATTGTACCGGTACGGCAGCTGGGCAAACGCCCGGAAGGAGGCGGCCCGCCACGGCGTGAGCCTGACCTACACCAAGGACGGACAGGCCAGCCGGTGGGACGGAGACTTTGCAGAGCTGCAGAAGCTGGGCGCGGGACTGCTGCCTGCCGAGACGCCCAGCAGCGCCGCCGACGCTCTGGAGGCCATGATGAGCGCCCACGACGCCATCAGGCCCACCTTAGAGAACGCCTATGACGAGGACTGGGACGGGGCGAAGCAGGATATTGCGATGCAGATCTGGCAGCGGTACATGAACACGCCGGAAATGGCCATCGGCGAGAACGCCCAGCTGCGGGAGCAGTTTGCCCAGCAGCGGAAAGAGGTGCGGGACATTGCCCGGCAGCAGGCGCTGGAAGCAAGGGCCAAGGCCCAGATCGCGGCGGCGCAGCAGGCCAGGAAGGCGCAGGACGACCTGCTGGAGCCCTACCGGAGGGCTGCAGCCAAGGCGAACTACCGGAAGGAAGTGGCGGAGCAGTTTGCGAAAAAGCAGAAGGCCAGCGTGGAGGCCCGGGTGCAGCTGGAAAAGGACAAGCGGCTGAAGCAGGTGCAGAAGGCCCGGGATGCCCGGGAGATGGACAACACCCGGCGGAGCGTGCAGAAGCTGACAAGTGAGCTGACCCAGATGATCGAGAAGCCCAGCGAGAAGAGCTATGTGCCGGAGTATCTGGTGGATAAGGTGCGGCCGGTGGCGGCGCTGGCCAACGACGCCATAGGCAACCACGAGGCGGCGAAGAAGCTGCGGGCCGGGGTGAACGGCATCTACGGCCCGCTGCCGGCGGACATGAGCATCCGGGACGCGATGGACGGCCTGAAGAGCGGCATCACCCGGGAAATGAAGATGGGCGAGCGGGCGGCGCTGGAATGGGAGAACAGCAAGCTGGCCGACGCCATTGACGACTGGCTGACCGACGTGAACGAGAACCGGCAGCTGAAAATGGAAGAGCTGCGGGGGCAGATCGAGCAGGCGAACAAGTGGCTGCCGGAGGACACCCCGGAGAAGCGGGCGTGGCTCAAGCGGCTGAACGAGGATCTGCAGGCCTACCGGGACGGTGCGATGGCGTCGCTGAGCGTGGAGGAGCTGCGGGGGCTGCGGGAGATCATGGAGCAGACCATGTTCATCGTGAAGAACGAGGCCGTGATGCTGGGCAGCATCGAAGACGTGATGATAGACGACTTTGCCGAGGGGCTGCACGGTGAGCTGAAGGAGGTGGCCGCCAAGCAGAAAAAGGGGGTGCTGGCCCAGCTGGGACGTGCGGCGCGGGACGTGTACCGGATAAACGCCACGAACATCGAGCGGAACTTCGAGCGCTTTGGCGGCTATGTCCACGGCGGCTTTATGGAGCAGCTGGGGCGGATGCTGAACGATGGACAGGCCCGGAAGAGCCGGATCACCGCCGAGGGCGAAGCCATCTTTGCCGACCTGACAGGGCCGAAGCACGAGAAGGAGCTGTACCATTTTACCCACGATCTGGTGGACATCGGACTGAAGACCGAGGACGGCAGGCCGTGGCTGGTGACCCACGACGTGATGGCGGAGCTGTGGGTGCAGCTGCAGAACCGGCAGGGTATGCACCACCTGCTGCACGGCGGCGCGACCATTGCGGACATGAGCCTGACCACCAAGGGCCTGAAGGGCGTGGGACGCCAGCGGGCCGAGACCGTGAAGCTGGGCGAGCTTGTGACCGTGGACGAGAGCGGGAACAAGCTGAACGCCTACGAGGTGAGCCAGCGGGAGGATGCGCTGCGCACCAGCATCATCGGAGAGATCGAAAAGAACCTGACCGAGTACGACAACAAGATGATCGCAGCGTTCCGGGAGCTGGGCAAGCTGACCAAGGGGTACATCAACGAGACGAGCCTTGCGCTCTCCGGCGTGAAGAAGGCCCGGGTGGACAATTACATCCGGCTGCACGTTGACCGGAACACCAACGTGGAGCAGAACACCGGCATCCAGTACGACAACAGCGTGGGCAGCGAGGGCTTTTTGCAGAGCCGCGTGAACAGCTCGAAGCCTCTGGAGCTGGTGGGACTGGTGCGGCAGGCGGCGGAGAGCATCGAGAACACGGCCCAGTACGCGGGCATGGCCATCCCGCTGCGGAACGCCGAGAAGGTGCTGAACTCGATGCAGGGCGGAAAGAGCCTGTACGGCCAGATAGAGAAGGTGTGGGGCGAGACGGGCCGGAGCTACCTGAACAAGGCGCTGGCCGACCTGTGCGGAACGAAGAGCGACCACGAGGTGTTCGACCGGCTGTGCAGCACCCTGCGGGGCAATGCCGCCGCTGCCGTGCTGACCGGAAACCTGAACGTAACGCTCTTGCAGGCAGCCAGCCTGCCGACCGCAGCCGCAGAGCTGGGCTGGGGAAGCACGGGAAAGTCGGTGCTGCAATTTGTGAAGAACGTCTCGCCGAGCAAGCTGGCGGAGATCGAGAAGCTGGCCTACGAGCACGGCGACGCAATGCTGCCCACCCGCCTGCGGGGAAGCCGGAGGGGAGAGCTGGGGAGCGCCGAAAAGGGCGTGGTGGGTACGCTGCACGACAGCGCCCGGAACGGAGACAACGCCATAGTGCGGGCCGGTGTGAAGGCGGCGGACGCCATCGGCGACTTTGCCAGCGGAAGCATCGGGAAGGTGGACGAGATCACGACGGCAGCGCTGTACTACGGCGCGATGGAGTATGTGAAGAGCCACCCGGAGGAGTTCGACGCCGAGGCGGCCGTCTACGACAGCCCGGCCTACTGGGAGGCTGTGAAGCAGAAGTACCAGCGGGTGATCGAGCGGACCCAGCCCAACTACACCGCCATGCAGCGGACGGGCTTTCAGCGCACGAAAAACCAGATGGCCAAGACCCTGATGATGTTCAGCACACAGCGCCAGCAGAACGCCCAGATCCTGGTGAGCGCGCTGGAGGACGCCGCGGCGCAGGCGGCACGGTACAAGGCAGACCCCAGCGCAGCCAACAAGGAGGCACTGGAAACGGCCAAGGCGCGGCGGGCAGACGCCATCTCGAGCCAGATCGTGCAGACGGCCCTGATCGCAGGGCTGGGCGTGGGGGTGAAGCTGCTGTTCCACAAGTGGGGCGACTTACAGGACGAGAACGGCGACATGACCGTGTGGAGCCTGCTGAGCAATTTTATCTATCAGTTCTTCAACAGCGGGGTGAGCAACTTTACCGGCGGAAGCGAGGTGTGGAGAGCCGCCGAGACGGTGATGACCGGAAAGAGCTTTGGCAGCTACGACACCATCAGCATGACGGGCTTTTCGGCCGTGAACGACATGACCAAGAGCATCGCGAAGCTGAACGGCCTGCTGGACAAGGACACCGGTGAGATGACCGAGGAGGAGTTTGCGGAGTACGAGAAGAGCGTGCGGTGGGCGTGGGCAGACGCTGTGGGCCAGCTGGCCATGCTGGAGGGCATCCCCTACAACAACGTGAAGAAGTACGTCAAGGCCGTGAACGAATGGATGGACAGCATCAAGAAATGGAAGGAAGAGGGCAAAGTGAGCTTTGACTCTGCACCCTCTTCGGCCACCGGGCAGTACGACCGGCTGTACAACGCCATCCAGAGCGGGGACAGCGAGGAAGCTGCTGCGGCGATGAAGAAGCTGGAACAGATGAACAAGACGGACAAGGTGGACGGCGAGCTGGCAAGGCGGCTGAAGCAGTACGACGCCGACGTACTGGCGGCGGCCGAGGCCCGGAACGCCGGGAAGACCCGGGCTGAGGAAAACGCCCGACAGGCCGTATTCGAGAAGCTGCGGGAGGGGCTGGGCGTCGCCCCCGCGACGGACAGAGCCAAGGGCAAAGCGGACGCGTCCCGGCGGGCGCAGCTCATCGACCTTGTGAACAAGGCGGTGGACGGCAAGGCAGACGAGCTGCTGGCGGGCAGCAAGGACGGCAGCATATACGACGCGCTCCTGGACGAAGTGGAAAATGGCCGGGCAAAGGACGCGCAGGAGGAGCTTGACCGCCTGATGACCGCAGGCAAGGACAAGGGCAGCATCAAGAGCAAGATCACCGAGGCCG